GCCTTTAGCTGGTCTTCGTACTGAGTCCTGGCAAAATCCAACTTAGACTGCCATTTCTGTACGTCTTTTGGCGTTTCCAGCTTGTCTTTTGTCTTATTAATCATCTTCTTTAACCTCTCAAACATTACTTAGGCTCTCCCCATATCGAAATAAGGTATTTCCTGTCCGCTGCACTGGCGTTTTTGTAGTCTTCCCACTGGTCTTTACGCCATTTTTTGCGGTTATCCGACTTCTTTTCACGCCCTCCATGGGTCCAATAAATGCAATAATACCTGAGTCCATCAACGGAATGCGTTAAATCATGCGGATCTTTGGCGTAAATGTCCGGTTTTTTCTCGTCATGCTGAATTTTCTTCAGACTATTCAACAGATTAGGCGCACAATTACGATAAATCGTCAGCTTAGACTTCTGTCCTTCTCCATGTGCTGTATTCTCCTTAATAGCCATACATCCGGCCTTAAAATCATTGTTTACTTTAGTCAAATAAAGACCACATTCACCAAACAAGATTGCTCTTGATTTACCGGTTTCCTGTGATCTGTTCCATAAATCAGGTGGTGCAAGGTACTGTTCCACCCTCGATATCTCTTCTCTGTCAATAAGCTCTTGTGTTACTCTCATTATCCTGTCGGCTGCTGCACTTATTATCAGATTCGGTTCGCATTCTTCATGTATTATCTGTGAATTTCCGAAAGCGTCTCTTATTATCCAATAACAGGCCAGCATATCAAGGCCATAATCCATAGCCACATAACATACAGTGTTTTGAGTAAGCCTAGTATCAGACAGAATAGAATCATCTGATACTTCCTCAAAAAATCTTCCTCCCGGTACGTCTAACGCTTCCTCTACTGTTGCAGGGTACTCAGCCCACATTGCGGCCTTTCCACTCAGTTTTAGCGTATCATCGTACCATTTCTGTGTACGTGAAGGATCTGCATACCACGGAATGAATATCTTATAAAATCCGTTATCCGGAGTCGTATAAAGCTCTTCAAACAATGAACCTCTCTGTATGGTCGATACTCCTATAACCTGTCCAGACAAGGGTCTGTTTACAACAGGAAGGGCAGCAGTCCATATAGAACGGTCAAATTGCTGGAAAGCCCACTCGTCAAATATAATGAGGTCCGCTGTAAAGGATCTTGCAGCATTCTCACCACTGGCAAAGCACTGAAATGTACTATCTGACTTCCCAGGAAAATGTATAGTAACCGACAGGGCGTTTGAATCAAACCATGCCCCAGTCCATCCCGTCTTATCGGTCTTCTCTCTGACAAGAAATCTCATATTACGGAGGATAAGCACCATCCTACGTACAAGCTCTTTAGCTTCTGTCTCTGACTTTGAAAGTCCGATTACCGATCTTCCGGTATGGCAAAGCAAAACCCACACCGCATAATGAAGTACAAGCCATGAAATACCAAGCTGACGGGCTTTAAGTATGATAGTCCACTTATGGCTCACCATATCGTTTAAAGCCTCTTTTTGCTCTTTCCATAGCTTAAACGGTACAACTATCTCAGGCGCGTTTCTGTCTTCAATATGCCCATATTCCTCAACAAAATAGACTATATGTGACGAACAATACTCTATTTCGTTTTCTCTTAGGTCATTCAGAAGACTCATTTAACTGCTCCACTACTAAATCAATCAATCTCTGCAAGGAATAGCCTTTCTTATCCGCTATCCTCTTTAGCCCTGACAGGTCAACGCCATCAACAAACAATGTGTTCGTTAGCTGTATCTTCCCCTCGATAAGCTTATCCGCCAGGATTCTCAATATCTCTACTTCCATTAGGCCAAGCTCTTTACCTTTTTTCTTCAGCTTGTCCCTCTGGTAATCGTTTAATCTAACTCCCACAACTGAAGTCTTCATCTATACCCGTTCTCCATGGCCCATTTATAAGCATTTATAAGCTCCATCAAATGATCTGAAGCGTCCGGCTCCCCTGTGTTATAAGGATCATAATGTGGCGGTCTATATACGCCCGTTTTCACAAGCTGCTCTATGGTTGCCGGTGACAAGGCATCATAGTTGACTAAATTATCCAAGTAAGTATCAACCTCTGCGTCCCTATAAGGTGATTGAGTAGTCGGTGCATTACCAAACTGTTCATTCCTCAGTCCTTCAGTAGACAGATCATTTATCCTCTGCGCTGTCTCTCTCTTATCCCTTTGACCTTCCGCCCATGCAAACTGTTCATCTGTATAATCCTCTGGAAACTCCATAATATCGTCTACAAGTCCCCAGTCTTTATTGACCGTCAAAGGTGCTGCGCTTTCCCCTACAAACTTCTGCCTACTGATAAAGTTTGGATTAAGTACCGGCAAAGGACCATTCCACCCAGCGGCAGGTTCCCATGCTTGTGTATTTGTCTCCGGCACTGTAGGCTGATTGAAATACTCATAACTCTCAGGGGTATGTCTATTCACCAGATTAGGATTCTTTATCGAGAACATATCATCTGACAAAGTATTTCCATACCTCTGTCCTGTTATGTCCTGTCTCGGCCTATTTGCCAATTCATTGATCGCTGTCTGGCTTACATCAATCGGCATATTCAGTTGATTTCTGCTTCCAAACATGGCTCTCCTTTATATCAACCTGTTAGCATGACTCACAATATAAATGGCAGAAGGTATTTCAAAACTCACAATATTTGATAGGTGCTAACAGGCTGATTTCAAAAAATATATATTTTCCAATTTGGGGTAGTTAACTTAACTCACAAGTTACTAACCCATAAGTTAAATTACATCAACTTCTCTTATATATCCCCGAGATTTTTTATACTTTAGCTTAAATTACATCAAGCTTTCTCGATTTATTTCCCCTTTATCTCGGTGTTAACAGGGTCAAATTTGGGAAAAATAATTTATGGGGCATTTTGGAGTCCCGAAAAAATCTTGCGGCCTTGGCGGTGCCGGGGGGAGTACCCTATACCCCCTACACCCCTTACCGATCTGGAAGAATAGCCTGTTCTCTCCACTATGTAGTAATATTTCTATGCTCTTCTTCTATGATCCTGGTGTTGGGCTGTTGGCTATTCAACTATTCGCAAAACATCTGTTTAGTGAATAGTTAGCAAGTAAAAAGAAAAACCCTCAACGCCAGTATTTATCTAGCATTTAAGGGTTTTCTACTTGTTTTATTAACTTGCTTTTTATTCCTGATCTATACCACATCACAATATATTGTGATCACTCGGCTGTTTTGTCCCTGTTTAAAATACGTTCGATTCGTTCCCGGTCTTCTGCCGTGATCGTCTCAACCTCTGCCGCGATCTTGTCCGTTGGCTTCTCTCCGGCTGTATCGCGTAGGCTTGTAAAGGCTGCAACGTCCTTTTGTTCTATTGCCCTGGTAAGCATTGCCGCCGTCATTGCGTCCTGTTTTGTTGCCCCTTCTGGAAGGTTATACGCTTCTATTTCTTCCGGTGTAGCCTTCTGAGCTAACATATATTTAACTGTTTCTTGAATGGTTCGTCTTTGCTCCAACTTTGCTTGCAGTGCTATGCCTCCGGCCCTTTGTACTTCTTTATCTGCTTTATTAAGAAGGCCGCCGTTATAGCTCCATGCGTTATTGCTTTCGTTGGTAGTTCCGTTAGGCAGTTCTTTATAGTATGCCTTTAATATCTCATCAGGCACGACATAATTTCCTTTTTCATTCTTTCCAACGGCTATTGCCTCAAGATCAATTTTTCCATCAACAGTTCTTTTAACCTCTGGAAGATCAGCAGCCGGAATATTTAATTTTTTCAGTTTGTTGTCTTCCATAGATTTTTACTCCCTATAATAGAAATAATTGATTTATGATCTTATCAAGTATAAATATATTTCTTTTCTCTTTTGGTTCTTTTCTCTTTTCTTTGCCCTGAGTCGGTCCGGTTCTCTCCCAGATCGGCAGCAGATAAACCAAACAAAAAGACCCGGTTATATTTTCCGGGCCTTCTGTTGTTGGCATGAGGTTTATGTGTTGAGGCTTTTTCTAATTCTTCACACTATTATTTTAGTATAAAAGTGGTGGCGTGATGCACAATCTTTATTGATTTTCCTGGTTTTGTTCCTGATCTTTTACCCTTAGAGGCAGCAGCTTGTCAATAATATATTGATTTACACTCTTTCCTGCTGCTTCAGCGTCTTTTTTTATCTGTTCGCGCTCTTCTGGTCTCATTCTTAACTTAATTTCTGCAAATTGCTTTAAATATTTTTTTGCTGATCTTGCTTGAGCTTCCGTATACTTTGCCATTCTTATAAATTCCTCCAATATTAGTATTTATCTATGTTTCAAGTCTATTTTATATCAATTATATCTATAACCCCATAGACATATTGCACAAATACCCCCATAGATTTTTGTTGATCCTGTCTATTTACATCTATGCCCCCATAGATTATATTTAACTCAACAAAACAAAAACAACCCACAAAAACACAGGAGGAAACAAACATGAAGTACACAGATATAAACATACTGGATCAGAGAATTGAAAACATAGTAGATAGGACAGTAAAACACTACTACACCGACTGGAAAAATTATGACAGACCAAAATACATGAAATTCAAAGGATCTTCTGATAAAGAAGACAAGGACCTGATACTAATTGCCAGAGCTTGCGGCACCTACTTAATTAAAACAGCAGATATTAAAAACGGTGATGATTGGGCCAACACTTTATACGAATACTTCCAGACTCAGGAAAGAGCAATTTACTACCACATAAACATAAACAATCTGGAATGCAAGTTAATAGATCCAGCCAAGTATATGACAGAAATCAAAGCAGCTTAAATATAAACCATTCTCCGGAGGCGTCAAAGTCTCCGGAGGATCTCACAAAAACAACCCTAATAGGACAAAAAACGGAGGATAAAAACATGGCAGATAACAGAGATTTTTCAAAAGTATATGAGACAGTAACAAATCAGATCATAGCAGAGATGGAAAAAGGCATAATTCCTTGGCATAAACCCTGGACAGCAATATCTGGCGCTTATAACGCTAAATCAAAAAGATT